ACCACGCTACAAACTGAATTTTTGTTCAGGGCTTTAGATAAGCCTGATGATATTAAGAAACTACTCTCCTTAGATATAACAGCTGCCTGGATAAATGAAGTGAGAGAAATATCTAAAACTGTGTTTGATGCCGTTCAAGGCCGTGTGGGACGCTACCCTCCTCGTATCCTTGGTACTCCGCCTACCTATTTTGGTCTCATCGCAGATACAAACGCTCCAGACAGTGACCATTGGTACTATACCCTCTTCGAGGAACAGCGACCACCTAACCATATTATTTTCCACCAACCGAGTGGCCTATCCAAAGACGCAGAGAATATACAGAATCTGCCTAAAAACTACTACCAGAACATGTCACATGGTAAGACTAAAAACTGGGTTAATGTCTACGTTCATGGTATGTATGGGTTCATCGCTGATGGTAGGCCAGTCTGGCCAGAGTACAAGGACGATGTACACTATTCAAGTGTAGAGTATCGCCCTGATCCACGTCTTCCCCTCTACCTAGGCATAGACTTTGGTTTAACGCCTGCTGCTGCAATAGGCCAAAAACTAGCCTCTGGTACCTTCATCATATTCGACGAGTTATGCACGTGGGATATGGGTGCCGTCAGTTTTGCTAAAATACTCAAAGAAAAGCTGAATCACGACTACCGTGATTTTCGCACCATAGAGGTCTATGGTGATCCAGCTGGTACTGGCAGATCACAGTCAGACGAATCAACACCTTTTCAGATGCTCTCCAACCAAGGTATTGACGCCTATCCTACATACACCAACGACTTCGAGATCAGACGAGAGGTTCCAGCCGATTATATGCTACGACTAGCATTCGATGGTACCCCGGCGTTCCGGATCGCACCTGGTGCCCCTACCGTCAGGAAGGCATGTGGTGGTGGCTACAAGTATAAGAGACTACAAGTCACTGGTGAGGATCGCTTCCATGACGTGCCGGATAAGTCAAAATATTCCCATGCTGGTGATGCACTGCAGTATCTAATGCTGGGTGCAGTTGGTGGTGACCGGGTGGTAGGCGGTTATGGTGATCAGCCTATAGACTACAGCAGAACTAACCAGATGATAGTATAGTGTTACGTACAGACAAATACGAGCTGGATACTAAGATACATAACTTAGAACACCTGATACATCAAGAGATATTTAAACAATTTAGTTTACATAGAAAATCAATACTACTAGACCAACTATATGCAATGAGACAGTATTCTGAATGTCTCAGAAAGTTAATCGACATTAACCAAGCGGAGAAGAAAACAGATGGCAAAATCTAAAAAAGTACCACCTATGCCCGATAAAGGCAAAGGTAAGAAAGGCTGTTGATATGTCCAACAGGCACCAACCAACTCATGAGCATGAAAGAGAGCATGACCACTCTAGTGATCATCACTTTCATGAAAGAGTCTACAAACAATTAACCCATTTTGAGGAGATCGCAATAATGAAATTTAATGAATTAATACAAGCCAACCAGTCTGTTAAAGACCAGTTGAACAAAGCAGAGCAAGAGATCATCGCTAAAGTTGCCACGTTGCAAGAAAAAATCGACGAACTTGTTGAAGCAGCCAGTACCGCTGATTTGCCACAAGAAGTGGTCGACTCTTTGACTGAAGTACAAGTTGCTGCTCAGTCTTTGGATGATCTGAACGCAGACGAAACACCTGTTGGTTAAAACAAATGTCTACTTGGACTGACTTTTTAGAGAAAGTTAAGGCTCAGAACTTTGGGCCCGATGACAGTCAGATTGTCAGTTCTTTGGTACACCCTGCGCGTGGCTTAGGTAAGTTTGGTGAATTTCTGCAACAGAGTATGCAGGCAGCAAGCCAAGCTCCTATGCAGGGTGACAATCAGGCACTAAGAGATAATGCAGCAATAGGAGCGAACAACCTAGCGGGACTTATGCAGACAGGGGCTATGCCCTTTGCACCAAGCGGAGCAGGTACACTAGGAACTATAAAAGCATGGCATGGTAGCCCTCACAAGTTTACACAGTTCAAGGATGAAGCGATAGGAACTGGTGAGGGAGCACAAGCATTTGGTATGGGGCATTATAGTGGAGAAGATGTAGCTGCATTGGATTCACATTATAGGAAACGACTATCCCATAACACAAATAATAATCCAGATGCATTCATGAAGGCTAATCCTAATGCATTTGAAGATTGGTACACTGAAAATATAGATAGAATACGCAATGGCTTTGGTCCTAAGTTTACTAAGGATATGGCCAAAAAGCATTATAAACAGGACATAGTGCAATTAGCTTTAGATGGTATACAGGAAAAAGTTCCTACACCATCAGTGCAGCACATAAGAGATTGGTTCGAGAAACAACCTAATCTTAATGGTGGTTTCATGTATGAACTCAATCTAAAGCCAGACCCAGAAGATTTGTTGCATTTTGATAAGACTTTAGTAGAGCATCCAAAAGAGATACAGGATAAAATTAAAAAAGTTTATGAAAAATTATATGACCATGGGCCATTACCAGACTATATGACTGGCAAAGAAGTTTATAGCAATATAGCAGAAGATTACTCAAAAGATAAAGCCACTGAAGTATTACGAAAACATGGTATACCAGGTCATTCATTCGCAGGTCAAGGTGGCAAAGGTAAACCAAACTATGTTATGTATGACCCCAAAGATATTGAGATAAAGCGTAGGATTAAAGGTGGATTAGATTCACCCGTAAAAGGATTTGTTGATTATATTAAAGGCAAAAAATAAATGGCCAAACAAAAGAAACTCACTGACGAAGATATATTAGCTATCATAGCCAATGAGCTATCTATGGCCAATGTTACTGTGCAGACTCCACAGGACTTGATCGACCCATTAAACTATTACCTTGGCAATGCCATGGGTAATGAGCAAGAAGGCCGAAGTGCCTTAATCTCCACCGATGTGGCCGATGCAATTGAGTGGATTATCCCACAAGTTATGAAGTCATTTACCCAGAACAATGAGGTGGTTATATTTGACCCTATTGGCCCTGACGATGAGAAACAAGCGGAACTGGAATCAGAATTCGTTTACGACATATTAATGAAACAAAATGAGGGATTTATCCTCATTCACCAGTTTGTAAAAGACGCTCTTATGCAGCGCAATGGTATTCTAAAAGTATACTATGAAAATAATGAAGACGTTACAACAGAGTCGTATAGTGGCCTATCTGAGGAGCAATTACAGATGTTGGTGGCCGATCCGACTGTTGAGATTTTAAAACTGTCAGAAATGCAATCATTTGAGCCAGGAAATGAAGGCCCAATTACATATTATAATGTCAAAATTAAAATCACTAACAATTCTGGAAAGATATGTGTGGATGCTGTTCCTCCTGAACAGTTTCGCGTTAATAATCAGCACAATTCTATAAACTTAGATAAAGCTAGATTTACCAGTCATATAGTAACAAAGTCAGTCTCCGACCTCATAGAAGAAGGGTATGACCCAGAGATCGTGCAAAACTTAGGTGAAGCCGACTTACTGCGATCATCGTATCGGTTTGGTGCACAACATGAGAATACACTTATACCCGCTACATTTGTTGATGACATTTCCAGCAAACTGGTTGACGTATGTGAGTGCTTCCTTAAACTCGATATGGACGGTGATGGGATTGCCTCACCTATGAAAATAACTGTTGGTAACTCATTACCACCCACGATCGTTCTAAGCAAAGAAGAAGTCGATTACAGTCCTTGGGTAGCTTGCACCGCTATCATAATGAGTCACAAGTTTAAAGGTCTTTCCATTTATGACCGCCTCAAACAAATCCAGGATAATAAAACTGCTTTGTTGCGTAATATTATGGATAATTTATACCTCCAGAATAATCAACGTAATGTTATTGTGGAAGGGCAAGTCAACATAGACGATATGCTTGTTAGTCGCCCTGGTGGCATCATCAGAGCTAAAAGAATTGATGCGATTACGCCTCTCCAAACCCCTCAAATAGGTGATACTGGATTTACGATGATGCAGTATCTCGATGAAGTCAAAGCGGGAAGGGTTGGTGTTAGTGCAGAAGGAACTGCTACTCCACAGAACATTGGTGATCGTGTTGGTTCAGAAGGCGTTGAACGCATGATGACAGCTAAGGAAGAACTTGTTGGTCTTATTATAAGGGTAATTTGTGAAACTGGAATCAAACCATTATGTACGAAAATACGTGATCTCGCAGTCAGGCACTTGGACACTGTACAGGACTTTAAGTTCAGAGGGGAATGGGTACAGGTCAACCCTAGTTCTTGGAAGCCCAGAATCAAAAGTACAGTACGTGTCGGTACTGGTACAGGAGATCATCAAAAGCAGTTAGCAGCAGTTACTCAAGTAACGCAGATGCAGTCTGCTATTGCTCAAACTCCATTGGGGTATATGGTTGCCCCAGAGAAGGTATACAGTGCTTTGGATGATCTCTGTAAGTTTAGTGGTCTTAATGGTGCTGCTCGTTATTTTGTCGATCCTTCTAGCCCTGTGGGTCAGCAAGCAGCCCAACAGGCTCAACAAGCTGGACAAATGGCTTCCCAAAAGCAAGATCAAGCAGCGATGGAGACATTAAGACAGCAAGCAGAATTAGCCAAGTCAGCCACAACTACCGCTGAGTCTATGATGCAGAACGTACAGCTTAAAGGGCAGGTGGAACTTGGCAAACATCAGCGTGAGATGGATAAGGCCACAGCGCAAGCTCAAATTGAAGCTCTTAAGATGGATTTGCAAAAACAAACATTGTTACTTGAAGCGATTAAGACAAAACATAAGGATGAATTGGATAAAGAGAAAATGCTGTTGGATGCTGCGATTAAACTTACCGATATTGAAGCCAAAGCAAAAGCTGATCAGGATGCGAATTTCATAGCTAATCAACAACTGATCCAATCAGCGGAAGAATCTAGTGATAAAGCAGAAGGTGAGTCAGATTGAAATTAGCTATATTATACGTGCTGTTTGTTTTTGCAGTAGCATGGATAGGATTCCATTTAGGTAATGATCTGTTTGAGTTTTTTAATAAGGTGAGCAAATGAACGAAGAACAATTACAGAATGAAATTAAATTAGGAGACATGGCAGCAAGAGCTTGGAGCATGTGGGTTTCTGACTATGTATCCAAACAACAAG